GACAAACTCGAAGGTATCTGGAATCAAGCATACTCTCTCGCAGAGTTTGAAGATGCCAAGAACTTCAAGTCCTATGAGCAACTGCAAGCACGCCTGAACCTGGTGCTTGGTAAGACTGGTTCTTCCCCTGTCGTTAACGAAGAGGAAGAGGAAGTGTTTGCAAAACCCATGCCTTCTGAATCCTGGGGCAAAGAAGTCTCTGACTTCCGAGAGAAAGCAGTTGCTGCTTCGCCTGTAGAAGATGAAGAGGATACCATGTCCTACTTTGCTCGCCTTGCTGAGGAAGACTGATGGAGTCTGCAGTTCATGCTTGGAACACCATGACCTATGCTGAGGGAGCACTATTCTCCCTCTGGGTTATCGGTATGTATTATATAAAGTTACGAATGGATAGGAGATTCGGACGATGAAACTTGCACTCGCTGCTCTGATGACAATCTCTGCTCTGCCTGTTAGTGCAGAGAGCATTGGTGACCGAAGCAATCGGTTAGCATACGAATCCCAAGGAGGTTATGCTCGTGAGGAAAAGTGTTACAAGAATGAATATCGTGAAGAGTATGTTCCTGGCACGTCACAATCTCCTGGATATGTAAAGACTTTCCGAGAGCGAGTTGCAGTTCCTTGTGAACGCCATCATCATGCTCCGCAAAAGCAGCATCAAACCGACGACAATTCCTGCATTGAAGGTTCTATTCTTGGAGGTATTGCTGGCGGTGGTCTTGGTGCTGCTGCTTCCCGAGGTGATGGACGCTACTGGGCAATCCCTCTTGGCATCGTAGGTGGTGCCATGGTTGGATGCCAAATTGATGGGGGTTGATTAGACCCCCCCAAACCAAAATCGACCCTTGATTCCCAGAAAGGCGGAAAAATTTCTCCGCCAATTTTTGGGTTTCTAGGGTTTTTTAGTATCCAGACCCGCCAGATGAACCAGAACTACCTGAAGAACTGCTGGACGAACTAGAAGAAGACGTAGTAGTCGCACTAGTTGCACTAGTTGTAGAAACAGATGATGCTACACCAGATATTCCAGCAATTGTATTAGTGGGACCATAATCAAATGTTGTTGCAGTAGAAGAATTGGAATTTGCAGTCGTTGATAAGAAATTAACAGAACTTCTATTGTTGAGATAAAGTGTTGAAATGCTGAGTTCAGTTTTTTTGTTATTTAAATTGTCTAATTCTGCATGAGGTTCATATGCAACTAAATCTTCAAACTCTTCAATAATCAAAGATACCATATTTCCATTGGGAATTAATATCTGTCTTTTTATCTCATTTAAGTATTGCTCATGTTCGTAGTTTGTTACCGAATAAACAGAATCTGTTTCACCCAACGTTGTGCCATCTGGTAAAGTTGCACGAAATGTTGAATTTACTTGTATACCTTGTTTAATAAAGACAATATCATTGTATAGAACCTCTTGAGTTTCATAATGATGAATTCCATCTGGGTCATCATAAACTTCAGTCAAATAGGTGTATAAATCATTTTCACTTCTTGGCCACTGTTCATACACATCAGTGATATTGTTAATTAATAATATAACCCAATCTAAAAATGGGTCATCAAAGAACTCCTGTGCTATTGCAGATGGAGTTTCCCCAGGTTGGATTTCGTATGCTTCAAACTGAGTAGTATATTGTGCCAAATCATCTCTAGACTTTACTTTTCTAAAAATGTTTTTGACTAGTCTGTATTTAAAGTTTTCGTCGTTTCCGAGTCCTTCAGCGACGTAAACATTTGGAAAATTTGAAAAATACGATGCCATCAGTATCCCTGGGTAATTTCTTCTTGAGTTACAAACTTCGTCTCAGTAAATTGCAAAGCCATGGTTACTGCAGGAACATGCACACCAATCTTTGTTTGGTCACTTCCCATTAAAACATCTTTAAATGAGTTATATTGACCATCAGGAGTATAGTTTACATTGATAGAAGTACATACAGAAGTATGAATTTTGAAGTGAAGATAATCACTAGATGTTGACATTCGTCCAGTGGGGTCCATACGAACGAACTTAATATCATACTTATCGGGAACTTCAAAAAATCTTCTTCTATTTGTCGAACCCTTTTCACCATCCCCATATTTGGGCATAGCACCTTCTTTCATGTACCTAATAATATTGTGAATTTGAATTGCTTCGGATTGACTCCTTGCAAAAAACTTGAAGTTGAATGTATGCTGACGGAACTGCATGTTTGAGAACAATTGTTCCGTATATGGGTTGAATACTTTACCTTGAGATAAATTCATCAGGGTATTGGCATCCACTTGACCCGCTAATCCAAGTGCTTGAGATGCTCCAGATGCAATCTGAGCAAGAGCGCCTGCCTCAAACTCTGGAAGTGCTGCTCTAGCAGCTTCTTGAAGTGTAGCAGTCAAACCCTCTACATTACCGTCAGTACCAACAGCACCCGCAATTGCCATTCCAGCAACACCTAAGTTTACTGACCTGTACACTGGTTGATATGCCGTTTGAATTGCCTTAGGCATAGCAATGTATACTGTTACAGGATTTGGTTTTGTTTTTACATCATTATCAGGGAGATTCAATCCATAATAATTAATCGCATTATCTTTATATGTCAATCTCTTCCTTTTAAACATTACATAGTCAACCATGTCGGTTCCACCGTCTGAAGCAGTGTTACCCACCACGGGAGGTTGTAATGGATATCGGAATATATTAGACAAAATAACACCTAAATAAAGTGTGACCTTTATGTATTTATGAGATATCAGGGTAAGTACAGACCATCATTTCCTAGAAAGTACAAAGGTGACCCTACAAATGTGATTTATAGGTCATCTTGGGAGTACAAATTTATGAAATGGTGTGACATTACCCCTTCAGTGCAAGAATGGGGAAGTGAAGAAATTATCATTCCATACGTTTCTCCTGTTGATGGCAAAAGACATCGATATTTTCCAGATTTTTATGTTAAAATTGGAAATAAAAAATATCTAGTCGAAGTCAAACCATATAAACAAACAAAAGAACCCAAGACTCAAAAAAGACATACGAAACGATATATCAATGAAGTTGTGACATATGCTGTCAATCAAGCAAAATGGAAAGCAGCAACTGAGTTTTGTGTAGATAATGGATGGGAGTTTATGCTAATCACAGAAAAGGAACTTAAAGTATAATGGCAATTGCAAGACCAGAAAACGCTAGGTATAACTCTTTTCAGGAGTTTATGTCTTTTTCTAAAGAAAAGGACAATCATCCTAGTATTACAAATTTATACTCGGTAGTATTTTCTACTCCCAGAATGATGTTGCAAGGGTCTGGCAACGTAAGTAGCTCAAAAATGCAAGTTGAAACTACTGACCTTGGTTTGTTGACAGACTACTATGCAACTAGTGTCAATTTACCAAGCAAACAGGTAACTACTGGTCAAGTAGCTAACGTAGGTTCTGCATTTAAGTACGCTACAAATACATCGTTTAGTCAAATCAGCATCAATTTTTTAGTTTCTCGTTCTCAATACACAAGAAACTGGTTTGAGAGATGGACTCAAATGATGTCACCTGATGCTGAACAATATACTAGGTATTATGATGATTATGTTTGTCCCGAATTATATGTGTATAAGTGGGAACGTGGTGGCGGAGATTATGTGTATACTGACCCCAAACTACTTCGCGCTCTAAGAGAAGCGGGTGATGATTACCTGTTAGCAAGAAAATATGAATTGACCGCATGTTGGAGAATTGCAAATGTATTTCCATATAACATCGGTTCTATTCAATTAGATAATGAAAAAGCAAAAACAATGACTCTCAATGTAGGTTTCTATTATGAGAGGTATAGGTTCTATACTAAAGAGAGATTTAATGATTCGGGTATTGTTGAACAAAGAACAGTTCCTGCTGCAAGAGACAATGTAACTACTCCAGAAACATCGAGAAATGAAACTCAATTTATTAGAAATCCCAGAGCACTTTTAGACCAACGACAAATGTTATCAGGAACATTTTTACCAGCTAATAATATCTCCTAAATACAATTACTGAGTTGAATATCTATGGCATTACCTAAAATTAATGTACCTAAGTACAAATTGAAACTGCCCTCTGATGGCAGCACTGTGAACTTTAGACCTTTCCTTGTAAAGGAAGAAAAACTTCTTCTTATTGCGACTGAAACTGGTGAACAAGATGACCTGGTAACAGCAATCAAAGACATTATTAAAGAATGTACAGATATTAAAAATGTAGAGTCTTTAACTACTTTTGATATTGAATATGTTTTTCTTCAGATTCGTACAAAATCTGTAGGTGAAACTGTTGACGTGAATGTTACATGTCCTGATGATGGTGAGACTGAAGTTTCTATTTCCATTCCTCTTGATGAAATTAAAGTAGTCAAAAGTAGAAAGCATAAGACAGACATCAAACTGTCTGATGATATTGCTATTACCATGGGATATCCTAGTTTAGAATCATTTGTAAAAATGAACTTTGCTGAGGGTGAGGATAACCCCGTTGACCAAGTGTTTGAATTGGCAGCAAATTGTGTAAAAACAATTGCTGATGAAAATCAAGTGTATGATTGTACTACAGTTCCTAGAAAAGAACTGGTTGAATGGTTTGAGCAACTTAATACAAAACAATTCATGTTAATTCAAGAATTTTTTGAGACGATGCCCAAACTTTCCCATACATTGAAAGTGAGCAATCCCAATACTGGTGTTGAAAGTGAGGTTGTTCTTGAGGGTCTTGCTAGTTTTTTCGCATAGCACTCCTTCACACCAATCTTCGTTCATACTATGAAGGAAACTTTTCCCTGATGCACCATCACAAGTGGAACATTGAGTATATTGAAAACTTAATGCCCTGGGAAAAGGAAATCTACGTGAATATGTTAATTCAATTCTTAAAAGAAGAAGAACGTAGAATGAAGGAGAAACAAGTAGCAAGTGGCTAGTATAAAAGCATATAAGTTTGTTAATCCTGGGGTGGCAGCGAGTGCTTCCCCAGCAGTTGCTGCTGCACGAACACAAACACTAGCACTCAATAGATTAGGTTCTACTGTTTCTTCCATAACATCTTTAGTGAGCGATATTGAAAAAATCTCTATTGCTCAAATAAAAAATGATAAAGCAAGACTACAAGCAGAGCGTCGTGCAGAAAGAAGAAGATTAGACGCTGCTGCAGAAGAGTCTGTAGAAAGTACAGGTAAAAAAGTAAAGGGTACTGATAAACAACCACCAAAACTTGGAAGTAAGTTAAAGTCTGGTGCTAAGAAAAGTCTCGGTTTTGTTGATAAATTTCTTGGACCTATTGGTGGGGTATTGCTGAAGGTGGCAGCATTTGCCATCACTAGAGAAATTTTAAAGTGGGTAGGAGACCCAAATAATAGGAAAAAATTAGCAGAATTTTTAAAAAAAACTAAATTTGTTTTTAAAAAAATATTTGGTTGGGTAAAGGGATTTACTAAAAATATTCTAGATGGAATCACAGGATTAGCAGATCCCAATGGAGATTTCAAACAAAAAATTGGTGCTCTTGGTAAAATAATGTTGGGTATCATTGGGTTGAAATACCTGATGAATCCATTTAGTCTGATTAATGATATTTTAGGTCTTGTCGATTTACTTGGAAGGCGAGGAGATCGCCCACCGAGAGTTGATAGGTCGAAACGAGTCACTCAGGAAGCAACAGAACAGGCAACTAAACGAGCAACTAAAGAAGCAACAGAAAAAGTAGTTACAAGAACTGGGACTGAAGTTGCTGAACAAGGTAGCAAAAGAGTTACTGGGCAAGTTCTTAAGTATGGTGGTAAGAATATATCTAGAGCAACGCATAGATTCTTCTTATCCATTATTGGTAAAGGTGGTGTAAAAGGACTTAAAAAAGCAATTGGAATGTTTAAAATTCCTCTTGTTAGTGGTCTTCTTACTGCAGCATTAAATTGGATGATGGGTGAATCCATCGCCAAATCCCTCATGATGGGCATAGGAGACGGTATTGGTACATTATTGGGAACTTGGGCAGGTA